CATCTTGTCCAAGTTCTCCCAGCCAGTGCTAACTTGTCCATTCTTATCTTTAATCTTCATCAAACGTGATCTTGGGTCAGCAAAGTAATCTGTACCCATGTCACGAGTTAGACCAATCTGCACAGCCTTCTTGATCATCTCTTCAACAGGACCATACTCACCCTTTTCCAACAAGTCAGCTGATTCGTTAATCGCCTTCTCAAGACCCTTGTGCCTAATAAATGTCTCAAAGTCGTTCATTAACCAGTCAAAATGTTCTTCACGTAAGTCTGTTGCTACTTTTAAACTTGACCCAGTTGCTGCGTTAATAATGTCCTCAGTGGGCATTACGTTGTGGTCATTGATGTATGTGTTAATAAACTCTGCAGGTATTTGTAACTTGCGATCAAATAATGTAGGGTCAAAAATGCTTTGACATCTTGCAAATGTTGCCGCATCAGCAAGCATCATCTCCAAGTATAACTTCTGTATATCGTATCCGTAATCTATGTTTTGCTTCATTCCATTCTCTTAATTAATTCTTCTCTATACTCATCATTCCATTGTACTTGAGTACTGGCAGATAAGCAAAGCTCAATGGCTTCTTTCATCATTAAATCGTCAGTATTTTTATCCACTGCTAACTCTAATAATTGTTCAAATGCTGCACGTGGTAATCCCTGTCCATCTGGCCCACCATGCTTTGGCACTTTTAAGTTTCGTTGAACCATTTCTTTGCCCTTAGTTGTATTTTGAGACTGTAAGACTCTTTTGCGTCTAGAATAAGCCAGAGTGTTGCCAGCTTTCCTAGTTTGACTGTTGCGTCATTTACGTCTTTAACACCTTCTGGCCAATCAGGCATACTGACTGACCAGCCTAACTCTATTGCCTGCTCCACGCTCCGTGGACCCTCATGATCCCTGTCTGGGACGAATATGATTTCTTTACCTAGCTGTTTAAGTAGCCAAGCCTGGCTGTCTTTTACTTCTGCTCCGAGTATTGCACAACCGCCAATACTTATAGCGTCAAAGGGCCCTTCTACTACAATTACGAACTGTTTGTCGTATGTTTGTCTATCCAGGTTAAACACGTATCCGGGCTGTTGTTCTGAAATAAACTTTGGTTTAGCATCGTTAGTTGCACGAGCTGTCCACCCAACAATTACACCATCCTTGTAGAATGGAATAATGATACGATTCTTAAATCCAGTCTTGTTTGTCCAGTAATAGGGATACTCGTATGGATCTAGTCCACGATTATTGCGTAAGTAACAGAATGCATTGATTAAACTTTGGTCTGTGTTTTCCCAGCCTTGTAGTTCAATCCAAGTACTCCATTCTTCTAAACTCTTTGCATCCATTGGCAACGCACGTTCATCGAATTTTGGAACAATACTGATTGCTTGCTTAGATGATTCTTCACCATGTAGCCGTAATGCTTCTAGACTTAGTTTAGAAATGATGTCATCTGGGATATTGAGCATACGCATGAACTTACGCATCTTTTGACTGAGCGTTCGTCCAGGTTGCCATGATGTTTTGAAGCCACAATTAAAGCAGTGGTAGCTTACACCTTCGCCAGCATTTACAATAAAGCCGCCACGTTGTCGTTTGTCGCCACAACAAGGCGCATTAAAGCCAATCCAACCACTTGGGGTTGTTTTTCGCTTTGAAGGCAAGTGTAGCAGTAATGTATCAGAGATTAGGCCCATATAGACCTAATTATACTTTTTAGTTAATGAAAAGTCAAGATCTAACGGTTATCTTGGCAACTTTGCCAAATGGTAGAGTTGACTGTGAACCGAATTGCCATACGTCTGGATAAACCCAACTTACACGGAAGTAATTATAATCCTCTACTAGCAAATTGTCAAACGATACAGTTGCAGTAGTTGCACTAGTACGTGTGTATGTAGCCAATTGTGGTGCGTTTGTGAACGAGTTAACACTGATAGTCATATCACGTGTTGCTTCAACATATATAGTGCCAATGAATGATTCAACGTCAACTATAATATCAAATGCTTGTGTTGCTTCTGCTTCGTATGTTTTAGTAGGTATTGCAGGGGAATGATTAATAACATTACCCATGAAGTTAATTTCACCAGCAAAGTCTTTATATACACGATCGTCCTTGATCAATGGCATTGCACTACCATCCAAGTCCATTCTACCAACTGCACCAAATTTGCTGTCAGTATACAAGATTACATCTGTACCATCTTTAACACCAGTTACACTGAACTTTAATGATTGATCGTTTAAATCAGCCAAGTCTTCTGCTGGGATAACAACTGATGCTAATCCCTTGCGTGTATCCTGTGCCATTGGAACAATAGTATATGGGCTATTAGATAGCTCGTTGCCGGATTGATCCATTACTGTCAGCAATAAAGTATCGCCAAACCCAGTTAAGTCAATACGCTTTTGGTCAGCGTTTTGGATGTCAAACTCCAGGGTATTATCTATACCATTATAAATTTTTACAGTTCTCTGATACACGATTGTGTTCTCCACAGTGAAGCCTGCCAAATTAGCTAATAGTCTGACTCTATTCGGATATAAATAACTTTGAATTTTTTGCATTGGGCAGAAACCTTTAATAGTATTTATGGCAAAATTAAGAGACAATATAGAGCAGAATCTCCCGTTTATCAGCGTGATAAACTATGGTGAGGAGGAGTATGTGGGCATTATCATTAATCAGGATCAATTCGTGACTAGTTTCTACGACTTGAATGCGATTAAGACCCCTGATGAGAAGACACTATTCCTAGAGATTGGGGAGATTTGGTGGTGGGAGTCGAATAGACAGTTTCCTATCAATATCTTCTGTAGAGATCAGATAGGACCGTTCCATTACGCTATTAAGACGTTCAATAGCAAAGACACACGTATTATATTGGGACCAGTTGTTAATTTGATGAATTTAACACTGAAGCGTGTAAAAAGAAAAAGCGTACAATTAGTACGCAGAGTCCGTTAACACTGAACCCAAAATTCTTCGCAGATTAAGTTCATCTGCACAATCACTACATGGGCATAGGCAATGGCGTGTGCTTTCTTAAAGTAGTATTCATCACCTTCCGGTTTCACCCAAACTTCAGCCATTACTTCTTTCCATGGCTTCCCTATTAAATGACGCTTTGCTGGTCGTATCATTGCCAATACTGCCGCAAGTTCAGGAATACACCTTGGTTTCATTTGTCGTAAGATGCTACCATGTCCGTTTACATGGAATAGCATATCAGTAAAGTCATCTTGCTCTAGTAAATCCCAAACCGGAGCAGTCTCCATCAATCGCTTTAAGTGTTCGCGGTCTTTAACCTTATCATAAACTGATACATTAAGCAAGTCAATTTTAAAGTAGCCACGCTCTTCAGCTTCTTGATAGTTAATGCTACTCATACCCGTGAGTGGATTGTACGGGATAGATGTACAATAAACGCCAGTGTTGTGCTTCTTAGAAGGATTAATAGATGCAGTAATGCACTTTACTTTCTCAAGTGCCTTGGATCTATCGGCAAAGTCAATATCAATATCAGGCATTGTCTAATTTCCGCCAGTCGTTCTTTCCATCAGTGCTATGCCCAGTATAACGTTCCCCAGTCTCTAAATCAATGAGAAGCCACTTCTCTGGTGCTTTAGTTTTAATTGTTAATACTTTAGGCTCAGCCAGTTCTTCAACATAGCGGCCATCCATTAATTTTCTCATAAGTTATACTCTTTGACTACATCTTTGACTAGTTCAACGTCTGCAGGTAGTCTCTTAAATTTTGCTAACCAAAACTGAACATCCATTACTGATCCAATTGCATTGAGTTGTTCATCGTTAAACTTTTTAAGCATTTCTTTGCCAGTACTACAGTTGAGTACTAACCAAGGACTAATCTTTCCGTCCTTGATATCATATGTTGCTCTACTAAGACTTGCATACTTGAAGTAATGGTTCCAAGCAGCATCGTTCTTTTCAGCCCAATCCATCATGCAGTTAATACTACGCTCTAGTGCAACTTCGGATTGTTCTTTTTTAATTAAGTCAATTACATATTTGTCGTAAAGGTCTTCCCTACACCAGTGGTCTAACTTTACACCACTCTTTACTACATAATCGATGAAACGATCTGGATAAAGGGGATTAACATTACTAACAAAGCTGCCAAACTTGATGAATGCGTTATAATAAGGGCTCTTAGCGAACTCCTCGTAAGTTTTGTCATGTCTTGCATTTTGCGTTGTCCTATAAAAACGATTGTAAGTATCAAAGCCAAGTACGACATGGCGATCAGACTTTGCCAATGCCCTGCGTTTCTGTTCGCAGACATGTACTGCTAAAGTTTTCTCTTTAGTAAATTTATGTCCGCAATATTGGCAAGAGTAACTTTCAGCCATTAGGTTCATTTCAATCTTTTCTTAATCGTTGCCTTATCTAGTCCATGGTCAATGGCTAGTTCCAAAACTTCTTCATCTGTTGATAATTTTGCCAACAGTTCAATTTCATCAAACTTCTTAGATGGATACAATTCCTCGAGTATCTTAGCACGTTTGTTAGTTGTATCACTACCTACTTTCTTTGAGCCAATCCACTCATGGAAGAATGTAGTCTCACCATCATAGCTACACATACACAACGATAACCACAACAATTGTGGATGCTTCTGTATTGCATTCCAATTCTTATTGTAATACTCGTTTACTGCCAAGATATAATGTTGCTGAACTTCTTTATTATTAGTCTTGGCACTACTAATGTACCTGTTAAGAATAAAGAATTCCTTAGCTAGATCTTTTTGCTGGTCGGCGTCAAGTGCGTCCCAAAGTTCGCGAACGTTTTGATCTACAGCTTGTATCTTTTCTTTAAGTTCGATCTTATCACTCATATTTTTCTTTGCAAAGTTTATAAAGCATTATAACACGGTCCAATGCTGATTGTAAAGCCGGATTGGTCTTAGCAGTTAATTCCACATCATGCCAATTTACTGGCTCACTCAATGGGTAATCAATGCCTATTACTACACGCCTAGTTTCTCCAAACTCTCTAGCATACGTAATTGGACCAACTCGTTCATAAATGTATGTAGCACCTTCTTTAAGTTTTCCCATTATTGCTCCTTCGCAGTTAGTCTAATATCAAACGCCATTACTGTACGTGTGCCATTGCCATGCCATGGGTAAACCATGTGCGGTAGGTGACTAGGAAACAAAATAACTGTTCCAGGTGTTGGAGCATATTTCCATGTGTCATTCATGATAAACTTAGTTACATCACGTGTCTCAGGTAATCTAAATGCAATTTGACCATCGCTCGGTTGGCTATCAGGTGCAAACTCTGGTGCAGTGATATAAATGTTACCACTCAAGTGGCCACCTGGATGAGAGTGCATTTCTTGGTATTGTCCATCAGTTTGTTGGATAGTCCAAATGCTTGTAACTACTGGTTTACAGTGCTTTAGATCTTCTGTCCCAGATTGCTGTGAAACAATTTCCATGTAACCAACAGCAATTGATTCCAACCACTTAACAAGCCATGATACGTCAATGGCTAGTTCATTTGGGTACACTTGAATTTGCTGCCCACCGCGAATACTAATGTATGGATTCATACTGTCGTTTAATTCTGGGTGGTTATGTAGCTCTTGTGCTAGACTATAAATCTTACTGTATTCAACAGGTGGTACAGTATCAATAGCTAATACCGTTGGTTGGAAGTATGCAATTTTTAAACTCATAAAATCTTATCCAATTGAATAATTTCACTTTGTCTACTAATCTCTTTAACAAAGTATGCACAGCTTGGTTTCTCACCATAGCGTGTTGGGGTTGCTAGTAGTTGTCCGTTCTTCATCTTAGGGAAATACCACTTAACGTCGTTGTAGAAGTTTACAATCTCAATCTTCTTAAACTCAACCCTAAAGCTGCTTAATGGGTTAAAGATTAATGCTTCAAAACCTCTATCATTTAGACTTGTTAATGGTAAAATCTCAATGTCACAAGCACTACTACTATCTCCTACAGCAATTGACCAATCAATTGGCATTGCTACTTCGTCTTCACCAATGCGTAATACCATTGCTGGTGCATTGAAACTTTCCAAGAATATTAGTGGCATGAATAAAAAGTCTGGGTCGTTTGGATTACTATTATCCAACACGGCAAATCTCGTATTCTCGTCTACTTCATCTGGTAAGTTGTTTAACGAAAATGTTTCGTTATCTAATGTTAATATCTGCATGAGTCCTATTTTTGCCAATCCACTTTTTCTATAGTAAAGGGGTATTTGGCTTCCTTATAAAATTTCTTTCTCGCCGTTAAATGGCGTTTAGCGAATTTACAGGTTGACGTGACATCCCAGATTTGAACGAAGTCTTTGTCCTTTGCTTTACGTATTCCTCGGCCTATTGACTGAATAACCCGTACAAACGATTTCCCAGGCTCCAAAAGAACCAGGTTAAAGATACGAGGTATATTAATACCAACAGCCGCGACACCAAAGGTTGCGACGATAATTTTATTATCACTTGTTTTAACTTCATCATATTCTGCCTTTCTGTCAGTTGTCTTTACTGCACCTGAAATAAACACTGAGCCTTCTAATACGCTTTCTAAATATTTGCCTGTGTCGATCCTGTTAACTAGGACCAGAGTGTTGCCTGTGAGTGAGATTTTTGTAATTAATTCGCTAAGATATTTCATCCTGTCTTTATCAGTGACAAGATATTTTAATTCATCAGAGTAAGTTTTAAACTCTGGTAAATCTAATAATTGCACAATGCTTACATGACATTGTGATAGCACACCTTTTGTTTGTAACTCATGTGCAGTAATACCACCAATAACTGGACCCAAGCTACAGAAGATACGTGCTGATTCATGTTCTTCTTTAGGGACTGTTCCAGTTAAACCCCAACGTATTGGAGCATTGGATAGGTTCTGTGTTAGCAGATTCTTCAATACATCTGCCTTAGCCATGTGAACTTCGTCAACGATAACTGTCTGAACGCCATCAAGGAATTCAGCAAGTGTTAATATTTCATGCTCACTGGATTTAGATTTCTTATCTAGAATGTTAAGACTTTGCCAAGTACAAATAGTATGTGTTTTGTTTAAGTCTTTGCGATCGCCATAATATACACCGACGTCGAGCCCAACGTTGACGAAGTCTTCCTCAGTTTGTTCAACTAATGACTTGTTAGGCACAATTACAATAGTTCTACCATAAGGTTCACACTTGTGGCACATTGTAGCGGTGGTAATAGTCTTACCAGCACCTGTTGCTAGTTCCTGTAATGCTTGTGGATTCTCTAGGAATAAGTTGATGGCAGTAACTTGGTAGTCGCGAAGCATAATAGGCTCACCCTCTTCTGGATGTCCTTTTGGCCACACTTTACCTTGATCTGCCCAATAGCGTTCACCAACTTTCTCAAACTTTAGGTCAACTGGGATTCGTTGGTCTTCGACATCATCAATGTCAATACCCATGTTACCAAGTACTTCTAAAATCTTTTCAAGTTGGCTCAAGTAGCCATTGCCACCCAAACCAAACAAGCTAATGCTGCCATCCCACCGGCCAAGTTTATATGCAGGGCGATAACGTGCTGTAGGATCTTCGTACTTAAATGTAGCCGCAAGTTTCTTGCGAGCATCTAACGGTAAGTTCTCTAACTTTATGTTTACTTCATCTTTAATTACTAATCTTACAACCATTTCTCTGTATTCTCGACCATAGGTGGCGACTCAGAATACGTGATAACTAAGTCGCAACAGCTAGCATACACTGCTGTTTTGCTATTTCTCAATTGTGAGTCTATACTTAAAACACTCATAGGCTTCCAATTGGTGCTAAGAAGAAACTTTGGAATCTTCCCGCTTTGAACTCCGACTACTTCAGTGTCAGGGCCCAAGTATTGATTATACTGCTTTTCTGCTATTAATTCATTAAATTTGATGCCATTGTCTGTATTTTGTAATCTAAAATAGATTCCGATATTCTTTAGACCATGTGCATCAAAAATCTCTGACAGTTCAGAAAGGATAGCATGTGATTTAGTGTGCTCAAAACTATCAAACACAACCAACAATGGCAAGCGTTTTAAATCAACCAATGAGCCAATTACTTCATCAAGTGTATGCTCTTTGCGGTTAACCCAAAACTTTGACTTGCCGCGAGTGGCAATTTTTCTAGTAAGTGTCCCATCATCTTCCAAGGTAGTACCTGGAAAGTATCTGTAACGGATACTTCTGTCATGGATAATATTTTGATCAATAGGAGTAGTAACCCCTAAATCAGCAGTGATGTGTTTTAGGAAGTTTTGATTGCTCATGTTTGTGAGCAAAAACTGATTCCTAATGCTGTCTTCAGTCCATTCCTTAATACTATTGTAGTAAGTCATGATAGTTACATCTATATCAAAATCCAATGGACTAAGTGCATCAACTAGCGTAATAATATTGCGCTCAGTCAATGATGCACGATACAACTTACCGTTAGTATCTTGAGTCAAATCATCAACGTCTCTGAGTTGTGTTATTACTTTTCTAACATTCGCAGAAAAAGTGAACTCAATCATAAGCATTGGGTTCGACTCGTCTTCTCTGTCAATGTAAAGTTTTTTCACTTGCTCAATCATTCTAAAAGGTCTTGACCACGTTGGGTTGGCAATAGTGTCAATGATTTCTTGTGACATATCACCAAACATTTGGTGTGTTTCTTTTAAGATTTTAAGCAAGAGTCTAGATTGATTCTCCGTAATAAACAGATTAGTTGTTACAGAGGTTGCTAGACTCTTTAATACGTTTGATTCGCGTGATGGAACAACTGTATTAAGTTCATAGCTCTTATTTGCGACTATGTTGAGTAAAATTTTGTCAGTGTACGTCATGTATATAGTATACACTGACTATCTTATTTGTCAAGAACTAAACGCTCAATATCTTCTTCAATACACTTTGCACCGTATTGAATCTCAACGATCTTGCATGGAACATCATACGGATTAACCAATTGATGCCATTCCCCAACTGGAATGTGCAAGTACATGTGTTCTTTTAACAACGTTGATGGGAGTGTATATCCACTATCCATTCTCGAATGAACAATACATGCACCATGTGATACGTGCCAATATTCAGCACGGAACTGATGCTTCTGCATACTCAAACTTTGTCCCGGTTCAACTGTAAGTTCTTTTACCTTTGTTCCAGAAACCTCATGTAATACTCTGTAGTAACCCCATTGACGTTCGGTCTTTGGCGCTTTCCACTCTTGTAAAATCCAACTTGAGCTGTTTGCTTTGTCTTCACCACCAACCCCAAATTGGAACTCAATTCCTTCAACTCTCATTTCTGGAATGTTTGTAGGTGTTCTATCACCACCATTTCCAAAAATAATTTCATATCCTGGATATGCTGCTTTGACTTTCTCTAACAAGTCACAAGCACTACCGTCATCGTCATTAAATGCCATTACCTCGTCAACAGCTTTCAGATTCCTAATAACTGCTGCACGTTCATCCCATGGCATAAAGGGTTGTCCCTTCTTGCGTGTAAGCCACGCATCGCTATTAACACCTACGATGAGATAATCACCGTATGTTTTTGCACTGTTACACATTTTAATGTGTCCACTATGCACTGGGTCAAATCCGCCTGATAGTACAATAATTTTTTTAGATGCTTGCATCTTCCATACCTGCTACACGTAGTTTAACAATATTTGTAATTTGCCATTGCTTTTGATCAAGGGCCTTTGTAATACCTAACCATTTGTTTCGGAGTAAAGCAAACTCATTGATAATCTTTTCGAAATCAACTACGTCTGCTTCACCCTCAACAAACTTTTCACAATCACGACTACTAAGAGCACGTTGGTAGTTTTCTAGATACTTCCTAAAGTGCTGACTCTTTAATCGTCGAAGTTCAATGTTAAGGTACTCTAGTATAGCTTCAATCTCTTGAAGTTGTCCATATCTACTTTCAACAATACCAGGCATTGCTGCCGCGGCCTTCTCTACATTACCACGCAGTTTAACTTCTTCTTTAGCCTCGTTTAACTCAGCCTTAAAGTGTTCCACTGCATCTGGAATATAAGATATGTCCTTCGCTACTTTAGAGTACCAGCCCATTAAAACTCCAATTCCTTATAATCGTCGTCTTCGTCTTCTTCGTCGTCTTCAAGATAATATTCGATGGCTTGATCAAGTGTTGAGTCAACACCAGTGGCGTTTTGTAAAATTCTATCACTAACGCCATAGTCTGCTAACAAGTCAACAAATCTCTCAGCAGCCGCATCTGTTTGCTTCTTATCAATGTAATCCGCAAACAATAACCAAATATCACCAATCTGTGTTTCATTCAACATTTTCGTCTTTTTCCTCTTGAGATACAGCAACGGTTGACTTCTTTCCTGCGTTAGCAGCAAAGTCAAGCATAATCTTATCTAAGCAGCCTTCCTCATTGCGTTCCCACGCTTTGCGGAATTGTTTGATAATTTCACCATCGCTGGTAACGTATTTAAGACTATTACCATCTTTTTGCAAGAGATTGGCAGATTCCATCATGTCAACAATACCGCTATAAGGATTCATACCTGTCTCGTATGGGATTTTAATTTCCACACTTTCAAAAGGTTTACCATAACGTGTCTTCATAATCTTACACATTGCACGGATACCGTTTACAGTTGAAGTTTTATCACCAGATTCGTCTTCCTTCAATTTTAATTTACGCATAGCAATAACAATAGAGCTAGCATAGATAAAACCTTGACCACCTGAGATTTTGTCATCTGGGTCAAACATATCCTGTGATGCGTATGTGTGGTTGGTACACACTAAACCTACGTTGTAACTACCAAACATATTAACACAGTTACGAACTAGTGATGTAAGTGCCTTAGGTTTACGACCCATGTCACCTTTCATGTTACCTGCTTCAAACTGGTCAACGTCAGTAGGTGTTAACAACATACCCAAGCTGTCAATGACAAATAGTACCTTTGGCTTCTCAGCCATAGCTTTATACTCTTTCATGAACTCACTGATGGTTTTTGCAACATCATCAATCATAGCCATGTTTAGTTTTAAGAGTTTATCTTCACTTGTATCAACACCAAGTGCGTGTAACCACTGCTCGTCCAAAGCGTTTTCGCTATCAATTAGGATAACGTAAATACCTTGCTCTTGTGCATTACGCACTAGGTTACCTGAACAGATAAAAGATTTACCTGCGCCAGATTCACCAGCGAACACAGTTACTTTACCAAGTGGCACGCCTTTGTGGAAGTCACCACTGATACGATAATTGAGCGCATAGTTACCTGTGCTAACCCAATCAGTTGGATCGTTAAATCCAACACCTAACCCTTCAATACTCTTGGTTAGGGTTTTTCTAAATTTTGATAAGTCGAATGCTTTAGTTGCCATTAGTTGTCGATCTCCATGCTGTTGTATTCTTTGATAATATCTAATAGCTCAGATTCAGTATTGCACATTATCTTTGCAGTTTTCCAATCATCCTTTTTGTCCTTACCACCAACTTCGACCATCCAACCATTGTCGTAACGATAGACAGTGATAGATTCGTTTACCTTTGATAATTTAGATAATTTACTCATAGTTATTCTCCTAAAATGATAACCTGGGCACTAGGCCCAGGATTAGTCAATTACTTTTGACGATTACGGATCATTGCCAAGATGTCTTGGGCACGTGAATCACCGCCACTTGCTGCTGGTGCTGCTTCTGCCTGTGGAGCAGGTGCTGTTTTGGCAACTGGTGTTGGTTCATCATCATAATCTTCATTAGATGTAGTTACTGCTGGTGCAGCTTTAGGAGTTGCTGGTTTTTGTGGATCGCCAGTGTTTTGGCCCATACCAGCTGGCTTAAAGTATTGACCCCAACGTTCCATGTCATATGGTTCGCCGTCAACAGATGCTTCAAACATTTCTTTCATGACCTTCAATTCAACTTCAGTTGGCTTCTTAGGTAAGAAGTCTGACAAGTTGTAAAGACCATGTTGCTTGATAGCGGCTTGTTCGCTATCGCTTAGTGGACGATTACGACGTGACCATGTTGATGTACCATAGTCTGCATAACCACCCTTGCTACCCTTCTTCAAACGGAAATCTAAACCGTTAACGAAGTCAGTTGGTAGATCTTCTAATTCTGGATCAACCAATGCGCCACGAATGATTTGGAAAATCTGTGGACCAATGATGAATCTGCGAATTGGATTCTCTGGTGTGTTTTCTTCCTTAAGACCATCTTCTGTTACGAAGCCTTGGAAAATGTATGAACGCTTTTTCCAATACTTACGACCCATGTCTTCAAGAGCAGGATCTTTAAACCAGCCACGTACCTCTGCCAAGATTGGGCAGGCATCGCCATACATTTCCATGCATGGTACTTGTACTGTAATTGGTTTGGATTCTGATTCACCTTTGATACCGGCAAATGGCAATTTAATCATTGCACGTTCTGCCCAGAAAAAAGTGTTGTCTTGATTACCGTCGGGTAAGAAGCGAAGTGCAGATTCACTGCCTTCTTTTAGATTCCAGAAAGCGTAAATTGAATTGTCGCCACCGGATTGTTTGTTGTTGTCTGAACCACGTTGTTCAGAAGCCTTAAGTTTTGCTCTAATTTCAGCCAAAGTTGCCATAATAATT